CTGATGACTGCAGAACCCTCAAAAAGAAAAGAGATTATAAAAGATAAGCAGTTTTTAAGCTCACAGAAATTAGGAGCAAATGAAGCAGATATTGAAAAAATCAAGATTCAGTTTATGGCAATATTACGTGATATTAAATCTGGTATGCAGAAAAAAGAACCAACAAAAGCGATTGCTACAGCCGAAGCCGTACAGATGATTCGGGACGCATTGCCGAATAAGTCAGCTTCCGATATTACAAGCACTGACTTAGCAAATGCAGTAGCTTTTTATATGGGGCAGACAACAGAGCTGAATGATGAGGGACTTGCAATGGTGCAGAATTTGACAAAATATATCTGTGACAATAGTGTATCTGAGAAAGATTCAGAGAATAGCTGACGTAAGTATGGATATACCTTTCTTCAAATGTGGCATCGTCTGAATAACCGCATTGTCATGCTAATATTCAGACTCAGTTCTGTTCTTTCAGGCAACTCCTTTACGGAGTACCTTTCAGCACAGAATGCCGGGAATTTAGGATAATCACAAGGATATAGAATTTCTTCCCGGCAGCCACAATTTCATAAAGGTATAACACACTAGACTTTCCTGACGGAAAATCGTGTGCCAACAGGGATGCTACTCGCCCCTATTGGATGACCCAGAGTAATACTCTATGATGTAATAACAACTTATAAACTCCAAGTAAAGTGGCTATCTAAATCCATTTAACCTAGGAACAGTTATGTTTGAAGGCTTACTATAAACGACGGAATTGAGTATACTGTTGTTAGATGAGTTAATATATACATTATAATGGTTTATTAGCCAGATCTAAAGAAATAGGAAAAATAGAAGTGAAAGGAAATAAAAATGGATACGTTAAAAAATACGACATCATTGAAAGGTCTCATACCATAGGTTGTGAATTAAAAAGACTGTATCTTTGTGATCGAGAAGATTTTATTCATTGAATATAATTCACATGGTAATATCTTATATTCAAAAGGTTCTGCAATTGGTTGCAAATGATTGCGGGAAAATATTTGATTTTTTATATTTTAAGCAATGTCTGAAGTTTATATTTGGAAAATTGCAATATATCAAATGAGGAAGTGAAAAAATGTATATAGAAAGTTTACATTATAAAAATATAGGTCCATTAAGTGATCTAAATATTCAATTTCGAAAAAATGAAAAAGGTGTTCCGATTCCACTAGTTGTTGTTGGAAAAAATGGAAGTGGAAAATCCATTCTGTTATCAAATATTGTTGATGCGTTTTATGAACTTGCAAATAAAGCATATGATAATGCAACGGAAGCGACTAGTAAGGGACATCAATTTTATAAAATAATTTCACCAGATCAAATACAAATCGGACAAAATTATTTGATTGCCAATATTTGTATGGAACAATCAAATAACAGATTTGAATATCTTTTTAAATCTGGAAATATATCATTTGATGAATATATTAAGTTGTATGGAAATACAATAGACTCAAAATTAGATTGGAAAAATGAAGCAAATTATAAAGATGTTACAATTGAAGAAAAAGATATAACTGACATTTTTGAAAAAGATATCGTATGTTTTTTTGGACCTAATAGATATGTTAAGCCATCATGGATGGGGGACAAATATTACGCTTCCGAGAACATAGATTCATATTCATTACGTTCCAGATATGCTAGACAACTTAATAATCCGATAACAGCTACAAATTTATCAGACTTAACTTTGCAATGGCTATTTGATATAATTACTGATTCAAGAGCAGATCTGGAAAAAGGTACAGACGGATATAAAATTGTTTCACCCAGTATAAATAATCTTGATTTATTATCTATTTCAAGACATAATGCAGAAAAAGTTATGTCAGCTATTTTGGGTGAAGAAGTTATTTTTAGAATGGGAAATCGTTCATTGGGCAAACGGCGTTTTTCCATTTTAAGAAAGTCAGACGGAATAGAATTGGTTCCTTCATTAAATGCTTTATCCACTGGACAGCTTGCATTGTTTAATATGTTTACTACAATTATTCGTTATGCAGATGCTGACGATATTGATTTAAGTCACAAATTAGATGAAATAAAAGGCATTGTAGTTATTGATGAAATAGAACTACATTTACATACAAAGCTACAAAGGGAAATTTTACCAAGGTTACTTGCTTTATTTCCAAATATTCAATTTGTTATCACATCGCATGCTCCATTATTTTTACTTGGCATGAAAGAGATATTTGGTGATGATGGTTTTGATATTGTTGAACTGCCTTTAGGACAAAAAATTTCGGTAGAACAATTTTCTGAATTTGAAAATGCGTACCAATATTTTACAGAAACAGAAAAATATACACAAGAGATACAAGCAGCTATTGCTAAAAAGAATGATAAACCATTAATTATTACTGAGGGAGCTACAGATTGGAAACATATGAAAGCAGCATATAATTCCTTACTTAATGATCCAAGATGCTCAGAATGGCTTCCTAATTTGAACTTTGATTTTCTAGAATATGAACCCAAAAATAGCACAGTACAAAATTGTTTTAAATTAGAAATGAGTGCGTCACACTTAAAAACAATGTGTGAACAATATTGTTTGGTAAAACAGCCAAGAAAAATGATTTTTATTGCTGATGCAGACGTAAAAGAGATTAGAAATTCACTTGGGCAAAAGGATGCTCAATATCGTTCATGGGGAAATAATGTATATTCTTTTATTCTTCCGGTACCAGAAATAAGACAAGCTACACCTGAAATATGTATAGAGCATTATTATTCTGATAACCAAATTAAAATGGAATTAAAGTGCGGTGGTATAAAACGTCGCCTGTATATGGGATGTGAATTTGACACAGATGGTTTATCCTTAGACAAAAAAATGTTTTGCAATGAAAGAAATAGTTGTGGCAATGAAAAAATACGTATTATTGATGGTCATGAGAAAAGTCCGCGTGTATATTCTATTGCTGATGAAAACAAAACCAATGTAGCACTTTCCAAAATGAAATTTGCGACATCTGTTTTGGAGAAGACTCCTCCTTTTGATGAAATGGATTTTTCTAATTTTATACCTTTATTTGAAATAGTAAAAGAAATTCTTCAGCAATAAGAAAATGTTATCAACAATTTAAGCAAGTTCCGCAATAAGCTAAAATACATATTTTATGTATATAATACCCTATCCATCAGGAACAAAGCATTTATAGATGAAAGAGATTATTTGGTAGGCGTCGCGACTTTTGCATCTCTTTTAATCCATAGGGGCGTGATTGCAACGAAATTTACCACCTCAAATAATCCTAAATTTATAATAACTAAGACACCGACTTGTAAACAATAAATATGTTATTACGTATAAACATCTCCTTGTTGAATATAATTTAAAGCGAGGATAATTTCTGATTGACTTTCTTAGTTATATCAGTTATATTATCTTTAGTGATCAGATTGCAGAAACTTGAGAAGCCTGCGATCGGGGGAGGGTGCCGAGGCCCCTCTCCTTTTTTCTTTATCTGGAACATTTTGCAGCGAGGTACATATGAGCAAACCATTTATTACATATACCGCACAGGTTGAAAAACTGAAAAATGAAAAAAATCTGATTATTACAGATGATGATTTTGCGGTAGAATCCCTGCAGAATATCAGTTACTATGCATTAATTGGCGGATATAAACATCCTTTTATTGATATTCATACCCGCAAATACATTAATGAAGCATGTTTTGAAGATATAGTTGCTCTTTATGAATTTGATGAAGAGTTACGTGGAATATTCTTTAAATATTTATGTCGCGTAGAAAGAAAAACGCGTTCGTCCATTTCTTATCACTTCTGTAAAAAACATGGAGAACGTCAAGAAGAATATCTTAATTCCAATAATTACGGCAATATTCCCAAAAATAAAAATGGAATTACTAAATTAATCAAAATGCTAGATATGATGGCGAATAAAAACAAGGATCATGAATATCTTGTTTACCAGCGTAACAAATATCATAATATTCCGTTATGGGTGATTATGAATACCCTTACGTTTGGTCAAATATCTAAAATGTTTGAATTTTTACCTCAAAATATGCAAGGAACAATTTGCCAGGATTTTGGAAATGTCAAGAAAAATGAGATGATAAAATGTTTAAAGGTATTAACTCTGTATCGAAATGTATGTGCTCATAACGAAAGGTTGTTTTCCTATCACACATATATTGACATTCCAGATACGTTGTTACATAAAAAATTAGGCATTTCTAAAAACGGTTCAAAATATGTATATGGAAAAAATGACTTGTTTAGTGTAGTCATTACTTTTCGTTATCTACTTCCAAAGACCGATTTTTTACTGTTTAAAAAGCAATTATTGCATATTTTTGACCGATATGAAAAGCAGAATTCAAATTTGAAGTTGAATGATCTTTTTGAATATATGGGATTTCCGAGTAACTGGAAAGAGATAACAAAATTTCGCAAAATATAAGTGGAGATATTAGCAAAAATATTTCCACTTATATTTAAAGCTATTCTATTTTCTGTGACTTCTTCGCACTATTCAATCCATCCACCCAATTACACAAAATCACAATCGTCTCATAATTTACATTGATATATGTACGCCACCTTTTCTTCCGCCAAGAACGTCTTTTCCTTTCAGATCATCCCATGAAAAATCCGGCATTTCTTCACGTGCGACCAGAAAGTTTCCGGCGCGCTGCGTAAGCTGTGCGAAGTTTTTGATGACATCATTTGCACCTTCCTGGTAAGTATAAATCGAAGATTCACTTCCCATAAAGCCAATATCTGCCTCACCGGAGAGGACGGCGGTCATAACTTTATCCGCCCCAAACGGAGTCAACCAGTTAGTACAAGACGCTATAAGAAATCAACAGAGTCAATGGTATGATCAGTATTCAGGTGAATCTCCCGGATAATGGAGTGCCAGAAAGCTCTGCGGTTTTCTTGGGTTAAATTGTAGTACATTGTTCTAAAGTCTGTATTCAGCAGCTCTTCCAGATAAGCATAATCAGGTTCTAATTCCGGAGCCGCATTTAACAATTCATTCAGTTCGTTTTCAATCCGATCATATTCTTTGCTGTAATAATCCCATTCGATTCTTCCTTTCTGGAAGAGAAGATTTAATCGTTCCAATTCTTTTTGAAGCTTTTCCGGAGTCTGAACTTTCTTCTTTTTTTCTTGATCCTTTTCAATTTTTTCACATTTTATTTTGAATTTATTGTATTCGTATTCCAGATGATCAATCAGGTATCGTTCTATAAGATTCTGACTAACCATATGTCTGTAAGAACATTTATGATCAATAAAAGCTTTGTTGCATCGGTAATAGCAGTATACTTTTTTGGCACCGGTTTTCCTGTTGATAATGGACGAACCGCCTCTTGCGCTAAGCCTGCGTCCACAGATCGGACAATTTATCATGCCGCTGAAAAGATAAATCCGGCCAGAAGGAGCACGCTTAACATTTGCGTTCTGTATTTCCTGCAGATTGTTCCATTCAGATTCTGTCAGGTAAGCAGGGCAGTATGGAATCCCGCGATAGGTTCCTTTGTAAAATTCACTCGACAGCAGTGTTCGCATATTCGCCCATGTAAAATCCGGATCATAATTTTCCTGAATATAACGCATAGAAAGCCCTTTTGCATGGTGCTTAAAGAAAAAACGATAAAAAGCATTTACAGTGTCTTCTCGATCTGGATCTTTTACCATACGTTTTACACCATCAATGATTCCAGATTTGTAGCCGTACCCCATATTCACATCACCGAAGATCAGTTTTCCCTGTCGGATAGATGCTTCGTTTACGAATTTGATACGTTCGCTGGTGGTATCGACCTCATTCTGACCGATAGATAGAACTACATTCAGCTGCAGTCGACCGTCTCTGGTTTCCATATTGATTCCGGGTTCACTGGTGCTGATCCAATGGACGTTATTATCGTCCAAGACTTCCTGTACCTTGTAAAAATCAGACAGGTTACGGAACCATCTGTCAATCCGCCAGAAGATGATCACATCAATTTTTCCGGCTTTTACATCTTCGAGGAGTGAATGGATAGCTTTTCTCTTTTTTAATTCTTTACGGGCAGTTTTACCCTCGTCAGCATAAACTCCAGCAACGGTCATATTATGTTCTTTGGCGTAATTGGTCAGGTACTGCTTTTGCGCTTCCAGGGATTTACCGTGCATCATCTGTTCAGCGGTAGACACACGGATGTAAATGGCGCAGCGTTCAATTTTACTTGGCATATTATATCACCTTTCTCTTCAATATACGTAAAAATGAGTATAAAAATAACAGCCTGAGAACTTTTGTTCTCTTGCGTGGCTGCTCCGGAGATGATACAATATTATTGCATTTGGGTATCTCTTCGGAGTACTTAATAGAGAAACATATTGGCGTATGTTTCATCGCTCGACCGTTCCTGTTGGCGCAGGAGCGGTTTTCTTTTTTATTTCAGTAAATCTGCAATGCAGATTTTTAAATCGCTGTAGATTCCAACACTGATTTCTTCATCAAAAGAATATTGCGTAGAATCTTCTGGCTCACCAAAACAGTAGATTTGGACGATTCGTGTCATTGGATTGACAATCCAGTATTCGCGGACACCGGCTGTCCGGTACTTGAATAATTTTGTAAGATAATCCATGCGCTGGCTGCTCGGTGATACAATCTCAATGATGAAATCAGGAGCACCGTTGCATCCTCTGTCATTCATTTTACTTGGATCACAAATTACAGAGATATCTGGTTCAACATAATTACGATCATCCTGATTGAGGAAAACGGCAAACGGAGCCGGATAAACTTCGCAGGAACCGCCCTTTGATTTGATATAATTTTGAAGAGCGGTAGTAAATAATGCAACAAGTTTCTGATGCAATGGACTCGGTGGAGCCATATTGTAGATCTGACCATCGATCAGCTCGGCGCGTTGTCCATCTGGGAGAAGATAGATATCTTCAACTGTGTAAGTGTTTGGCTTTGGTAATGGCATGTGATCACGTCCTTTCTGAAAAAAGAAATATAAAAATATTATTGCCTATTGAAACAAGGATGTTTTTTGCTATACAAAGTAAATTGCGCATGCATTGAAACAGCAAAAAAATATTGGTATAATAAAAATGGCTTAAACATAACGTCTTATAGCCGATACGATGGAGGCAGTGTTCCAACGCAAAATTTCAGTTGCGTTCTGCTGAACATAGAGAGGAATCCGTTCTTGACCGTAAGGAACAATTCCTAAAATAGGCATTCCCATTCTTTTGGATT